CAACTGACACTATCAGTCCTACCATCATTTTCAAAAAGTCTCTGCCAATGATTGGAAATACATGTTTGAACTTATAGTCTTTCATTAGTGTTGATATAGCAAGTTCTCTACCACATAACAATCCTACAAACACCCAAGTTGTAGACATTGGTATGTCGTTGTACTGTTTAAAGAACAATAGTATAAAAGCATAAACTAGATCAATCAGTGTGGCAGATCTAACAAACCTTGTGCCTGTTTTCTCTATCACAATCTTTTGTATCTTACCACCCTTTTCATAGAATGTGTATCCTAAGAAAGCGGCAAACACAATTGATATCATAATCATCCATTCCAACGGAACACTTCTTGGTAAGAACACAGCAATGTTTGCCATGTCATGACTTAACCAAGTGTACCAAAGAAATGCTGTGCTACACCATTGTGCTATACGCCAACGTTTCGCAACTCGTTGATCTTTGATCTTGTCTGACTTTTCGTCTATTATTCTTTCTATCACATTCCATACAGCATAAGCAACAATCGCCGCCAGTGCATATCCTATGATAGATTTTATTAACATTTTCTCTAACACAAATGTACTTGCAAATGCACTCAACACCAAGAAACTTGTTGATACTGGTACACCAATTCGTGTTAGCAATAATAGTATTAATGGAGCAGTAGCATGATACCATTTAATCTCTTGGAAAGGTATTTTGTTTAACCTTCCGTATGATATGTCTCCGCCATTAGTACTCCACCCCCACCAAAGAGTAAACCACAACACAACCGTTGCGGCTGTCCATAAGTAATACCATTTGAATTTGTTTTGATTAGATGCCATCCATGTGCCGAGGGTCTGCACACTATCATTTGCAACAACTGAATATGCCGCAAATATGAAACCAATGAACATCCATAGTGAGTAGGTTTCTAACATTTTATTTTCTCTCTTGTTTATTCAATTAAATTTATTATACATTATTTACAAAATAAATCAACGAGAAATGTTACAGAAAGATTAAATTTTTGTTAACAACTTGTAAAAAGATTTGGCGGCTCCGGCAGGATTCGAACCTGCAACCTACGGTTTAGAAGACCGTTGCTCTATCCTGTTGAGCTACGGAGCCATGGTGCGAGTGGAGGGACTCGAACCCACACACCATAATTGATAACGGATTTTAAGTCCGTTGCGTCTACCTATTCCGCCACACTCGCTTTACCTTTGTATTAAAGCACAGGTCATTGATACTGTCAACATATTTTTGGCCAAATAAATAATATATAATGTCTTGTGATTTATGCGACTGTGATGACCATGTTAATAGGCCTTGTCCTACGTGTAAAAACTGTATAGGCCATTATGTGCAGACAGCTGATTATGACGAAGTGCATTATGACTTCAGCGAAGAAGAACCTGTTAAATGCCAAACTAAAAAACCACACTACAAATACAATGGGAAAAGTGGTAAAATCACTGAAGTTGTAAAAGACAAAGATACCATTGATCCTGACTTTATATTAGACACATTTGGTGGGTAGTATGCTTGTATAATGGCGTCTTAGTCCTGTTTTAAAGCGTCTACAAGCGTCATACAGTACGTGAAGCAGTGTTTGACGCTTATGTTATTAAAGTATGTTTTAAAGAGGATTTAGGCTAATGCTTTGATTCTATCTCTGAGTCTTACAGCCCTGTTTCCGACCTGATTTGCCCAACGTGAGTCCATCATTTCAATGGCCGCTGTGTTCCAATCACCAGCATTCACACCAGCAATAAATTTTTTAAATTTGGCCAATCTTGGAGCACCCATGTTGAAACACATGTTCACAATGACTTCTTGTGCTTCTGAAGGTAGATCAGTTATGTTAGGAAATACTTTTTTTGCTTCATTGACATATATTTCAACATCTTTATTAAACACAGCATTAACACGTTCTTCTGTAATTTTTGTACCAACTGGTTTTCCATGTTCTTCATCTGCTTCTGTGATCAAGTGTCCAATACCAAACGTAGGATAACCTAAGTGATCTAGATATATTTCGTACTTGACTCCTTCGTCTATTTTTAATTGTTCTCGTAGCTTGTCAACGTTCATGGCTTTCTCCTTTTGCAATTTGTCCATCTGTTTCCAAAATGCCTCAGCATCTTTGTCATCCATCATATAATCTATTTAGTTGGTATAAATATTATTATAATCGTTCATCCAGCAAGGACGGAAGTAGCACTAGCGAAGGAACGCACTTTAGGGAGAAAAGTGATGTTAAAAGTACTAGTACGTGAGAAAAAGATTCGACATCTTCACATTAGAGTTTACAAAGATCAAGACCATGACGAATGGGAAATAATCTTTACATCCAGCACGTATCCTTATTGGAGAAAAGTTCTAAGAACAACTGATGAATATCTTGTGAGAGAAACTTTCACACTTTGGTCAAACCATGCTCGTGTGTTACAATTCTTACCCCCACAGATGTGTCACGATATAATTACAAAAAAATAGTTTTTGGCCTGCCCGGCAAGATTCGAACTTGCGACCTTCAGTTCCGCAAACTGACGCTCTATCCAACTGAGCTACGGGCAGTTCTTGGCTGGGGTAGATGGATTCGAACCACCGAATGTCGGTACCAAAAACCGATGCCTTACCGCTTGGCTATACCCCAATTTGGTGAGCTCGGCAGGATTCGAACCTGCGACCCAGTGATTAAAAGTCACTTGCTCTACCGACTGAGCTACGAGCCCTCTAATGGTAGCAGTGAGTAGATTCGAACTACTGACCTTCCGAATATGAGTCGGATGCTCTAACCAACTGAGCTACACTGCCACGTGGTAGGCGATGGAAGACTCGAACTTCCGACCCCTGCGTTATCAACACAGTGCTCTAACCAACTGAGCTAATCGCCCATATCATATTCAAAGTTAACGGTGTCTTTGTTTGTTCTTAACTCTTTAGCACCGTTCCTTGTATGAAACTTTCTTGCCATTTCAGTCATAGGAGATAGTGTAACTAGTCGAGTTAGATGATTTGATTTCTTAATCATCTTGTAAACTTCTTCAACTATCTTTTGTCCGCCGCCACGTTTACGACTCCAGACTGTGTATGCAATAGCAATTCTTCCTTGTACTCCTGCTCTGTGTATGGCTTCCATGTGTGCAACTTTACTGAAAGAGTCTAATTCTTCTACTGAAGCTGGCACATCATTTGTAAATGCAAAACACATCACAGCAACGATTTCATCACCATCTTGAAGTCCATAAATCTTTCTGCCATACTGTTGTCTAAACCAATTGTCCAGTTCTGGTCTCACAGGATCTTCTGATGTATCTATTTCGTTAAGTTCTATCAACCTAACTTTGTTTAACCAATCAAATTTATCTAAAATTTTATCAAGCATATTAGTATTTAATCTCCTGAAAGTTAGATTAGAAAAAAGAAAGATAGTAGCATAGATCCCATTATGATCATCATGATGATCATCTTAATCCAAAATATACTATCCGGTATGTCTTGTAATTTTTTTTGTTGTTCTTTAGATGGAGGAGGCATAACCTGCCACATGTTCCAGACCATTATTCCTCTTTTTGAGCACCACCACGTTTGATTGTATCGAGTATCATCTCAATATTATCAAATGCGTCTCGCTCTTCTGATAAACTGTTCTTGTATGCAATTTTAATTGCTTTGTTTAGTACAGTTGGTTTGATATCTAATTCTTCTGCGATATGTTTTACTGTGTCTCTTAGGCCTGCTCTTAAATCATCTGACTCCTGCAACACCTGTGTTGCTTCATCAAACAGTTTAATAAGTTTTGCCTTTTCTTCTTGATTGATTGTTAGTGACATATTATTTTCCTATTAGTTTTTTTATTGTATCTATTGAATACTCTCTTGCACCTTCATCATCGCCATCACATTCAAGTGTGTCAACAATTTTGTTTGCTCCAAGTTCTTCCATACGTTTATCTATTTTCTTTGGACCACCACAAAAATAAGTGTGTGAACTATCTCCTAATGCACATACTCCATAGTCCATACCACTGAGATCTATATCAGACTTAGATAGGTTGTCAAAAAATTCTTCACCGTTTGTAGGAACGTCTCCTTGCCCAGTAGTACTAGAAATAACAATTACTTTTTTCATATCTTTGAATGAATCCATAGTAACTTCATTCAATTGGCTTATTTCAATATCAGCACCTGCTTCATTTGATGCACTATCAAATACATCATTGGCTACATCTTCTGCCGTGCCAAACATTGATGCCCATAATATGTTTACTTTACTCATTTGTTATCTTCCTAATTTCTTTTCTCTACCTAGTGGTAGTGCTTGTTGTTTCTCATAGATGCCACCTTTTTTTGCTTCCCATTCAACACGTACCATTTTGCTTTTTGTGTTGCCTTGAAAAGATTTTACAGCTCTCCTGTAACCTAGTGCTTCTACAGTTTTTGTTTCTTCTCCGTCATAGAACGTAAACGTTCTCATTTTCGCCATAACCCTCCTTGGTTATATCGTTAGTATTTAACTTTCTGCTCCAAATGTCTAATTTCCCAACCATTGCCTTTGTCTTTTCTTTGAAGGTCAACCCAGACATCCTTTGCATCTAATTTTTGATGTATTGCGTTGATGTTGGTTAAGTTTTCTTTTAACTGCTTAACTAATTCAACTACTTTTGGATCTTTCATAACTATCACCTTTCAATTACTCTTATTATAAAAGTATTTGAGCAATATGTCAAGATTTCTTTTTGAAATCATTAGCGGTCAATCCAGCTTTGGCAAATGCATCTGCAAATGCATTGTTGATTGGGTGTGGAGTTTTTGGCCTGTTGATAACTGGCTTTTTGTTTTTTTGGACAGGTTTCTTCTTTGGCTTTGGAGCCTGTATATCTATTTGTATTTTTTTCTTTGGCGTTTGTTTGACCGGTTCGCCGCCGATAATGTATGTTTGTTTCTTTTTCATAGACTGCTCATCGTACTTTATATTTATATAGATACCTTTAAATACTACTTATAATCGTTCGGATCAATGTATTTTGACTGTTCTCTTATGTACATGTACCAATCCCAAAATACCAACTGCATTAAAGCGCCAAATGGAGATAGTATATATCCAAACAAGAAAGGAATACCAATTAAGAAAGTAGCAATCACTATCAAATACCTAAATGGATTCTCTGGTTGCCATTCATACCAAGTTGGTGGAGTGTGTGGTTTCTTTTTTCTATAATCTTCAAATTCGTGATGCATACTCTTATATATCCTTTACATTAAATTTTAACACTGTATCACCCATTCCAGGCATTGAATACAAATACCTTAATAACTTTTTAGACCCACATCCTTTATGAGTTGAAAATTGTGGACTGAATCCAATATACATTACAGCATTATCTTTGCACACATTACTTAACTGTTTAATCAAATCCATGTGTACCTTGTAAACTAAACTTTCATCAATTGGCTCGACTGACTCATCAACAATTTCACGATAACCTTTTTCAGCCAAGTAATCAATGTGCATTGAAAATCTTTGAACTATAACTAAATCATACTTTTGTGATGTGTCTACAAGTAACCTTTTAATATTTTTCAAGTTTTCTGAAAAATTATCTGGAATAAATGTGTAATCAATAATCTCTACTTCATTATACTCTTGTTCTTTTATTGCACCTTGATAATATTCAGCCCATCCAGGCTTGTTAGTTGATGTTACTGTATGTCCGTTGTTTATCAACTTTCGACTCAACTCGCCACATCCACAACCTATATTGAG